ATACTGGAATGGTGCAGAAACAGTAGATGGACCTTACTCCCCACAAAATATTTTAAAGTATGCAAGTAAAGAACCTAAAAACTTTGCCGAAGGAGGCGACACAGTGAGACCAGAACCAAGACCAGAAGCAGAGGTAGATGTATCTCCTAGAGCAGAAGCAGGAGATCAGTTTTTTGTAGAACAAGCTGAAAGAAATAAACCATTCCCTAATGTTAAACCAAAACCAAGACCTGATTTAGATAAAAATAAAGGTCGTACTTATGACATTTATTCTGTAGAAATTGATGGAAGAGAAACAAATGTTATTGAGTTTAAAGATGGTAAAAGAATATCTGCACCTCAAATTCAACAAATGTTTATGGAACATTCAAGTGCATCGGAAGCACGTCCAGGAAAACAAACTTCACGAGAAATATCAAATTTTCTTGAAAAAAATAATCCCACGTATGACGAGTTTGTTAAACATTTTACTGCAAAAAGATTAAACAAAGGTGGAGCCATGATGGAAGAACAAATGCAGATGGCCTTTATGGATGAAGGTGGTCTAACAGATGATGGTATGGATGTAGATCCAGTATCAGGTAATGATGTACCTTCAGGTTCTATGGCTGAAGAAGTACGAGATGATATACCTGCACAGTTATCAGAAGGTGAATACGTAGTCCCTGCTGATGTTGTTCGTTACTATGGTGTAAAGTTTTTTGAAGATTTGCGAGAAAGAGCAAAAATGGGCTTGCAAGAGATGGAAATGAATGGTAGAATAGGTGGTGAGCCAGTACCTGCAGGTGGTCCAGTAAATAACGAAGAGTTATCTCCAGAAGAAATGCAAGCTATACAAGAGATGATGGGTATGTCCCAAGGTGGTCAAGTAAGAGGTTATCAAGCTGCAGGAAGTGTAACTGCTAATCAAGTTGAGCAACAAATGTTATCTGCAGGAAGTGCTGCCCAAGCTGAAAATTATGTAGGTAGCCCATTAGGTTTTTCTATTTTTGGAGATTCTAGTACCGGAGTTCAAAATCCTAATCAACAACCTGAAACTCCTACTTTTACTCCTATTACTTTATATAATACAGCTGGTCAAACTAGGACTGTAAATAGTGAAGCAGAAAAAACAAAAGCAATAGCCGATAAGTACACTATGACTTTATCTGAATACAATATGTATCTATCTAAAAGAGGTGGTGGTGGTGGTACCTCAATAACACCTCCAGGTGGAGACGGAGATAGAGAAGTAAAACCTTGGGGTCAAGACCTTAAAGATTGGAATGATGTAGATGATATTAAACAGTTTGTAGCTCAAGCTGAAAGAGGTAATCTATCTGGGTCTGGTAGATTTTTAAGAGGTGCAGGTTTTGCAATTGCTGGTTTACCAGGTGCAATGTTAGCAGGAGCATTTCAAAGTTTTAAAGGTTTAAATGGTTTGTATGATATGGAAGCTGCTCAAATTATTGCAGAAGCAAAAGGTAAAGCGGGTTCTAAAGAACATGCAGACTTAGCTGTTGAGATACAAAAAGGTATAGATACTTATTTAGAAAAAGGTGGTGGTCTTGTAAACTTGGCCTATAAACCTAGAAGCAAGAATGTTATGAACAAAGTTAATGGGGTATTTGTAGGAACTGGTTATGAAGATGTTAACTCATGGGCAGCAGGTACTTCTAAAACTAAAAGACCTCTTCAAACTAAAAATGTAGATGCTTTAAGAACAAAAATACAAAAAGATAGGGCAAATAAAACAAATTTAGCAAAAGCAAAAGTTACAGCTATAAAATCAGAAGCTAAAAGAACTGGAAAGTCTATAGCAGAAATTGGAAGAGAAAAAGCACCATCTTCTGAAGCTAAATCACCAACGCAAAAAGCTAAAGATGAAGGTGATCCAAGAGCAGGTTTAATAAACAAAGGTGGTCTAATGACCAAAGGCAAAAAGAAATAATAAGGCTACTCAGCTTCGGCTGACCCCAACAGAAAAGGAAAAAATATGCCTGAATTAACAGAAGTAGAAACACAGAAGACAGCAGGATTTGTAGACAGAGGTTACAATCACGAAAAGAAACGTAGCCGAATGGAAGCTGAAGAAGAGGAGATCCGTAAACTTGAAGCTGAACAACGTGGAGAAGACGACGAAGAACAGCAACCAGAAGAAAAAGCTTCCAAAGAAAAAGAGGCCGATACAGAAGTTAAAGAAGAAACGTTATCTGCTGAAGAAAAATCGTTTAAAAAGCGTTACGGTGATCTAAGACGCCACATGCAAGATAAAGAAAAGGAATGGGATGAAAAGTTTCAAGCCTTTGAAAAAAGATTAGAAAAAGAATCTATTGTACCACCTAAGTCTGATGAAGATATAGAACAATGGGCTAAAGAGTATCCAGACGTAGCAGGTATTGTAGAAACTATTGCTGCTAAAAAAGCTCAAGAGATGTTTAGTAAAGCTGAAGCTCGTATGCAAGAGTTTGATAAGATTCAAACAGAGGCTGAAAGAACTAAAGCTGAAAGTGTTATACGTAAATCTCATGAAGACTTTGATGATCTACGTGCATCCGAAGAGTTTCATACTTGGGTTGAAGAACAACCTAAATGGGTACAAGATGCACTATATGAAAACTCAGATGACCCTGCTTCTGTAGTCCGTGTTATAGATCTATACAAAGTAGACAAAGGTCTAACTAAGACTGCAAAGAAAGCAAAAGCTAAAGAAGCAGCTTCTACTGTAACTAAACGTACTAAGACACAAGTAGATGTAGAAGATGCAAATGACGCAATTCGTGAGTCAGAAGTTGCAAAAATGTCCGATATGGAGTTTGAAGAACGATCTGACGAAATTAACAAAGCTATCCGTTCGGGTAAATTTGTTTACGATGTATCTGGCAAAGCTAGATAAAACTGTTGACAAATCAATTTTCAGCAGTATAACTATGGGTATATTGACAAAAGCCTCACTTTGACTACCTTTTGTCATACTCAAATTCATAAGAAGTCTAAACTAAGAAGAACTACCTGGACAAGTATAGGCCCAGTGGTATTTGCTAGCGCAAGTAAATATTAACTGCACCCTAGAAAACGTACAGCCCCTTTTAGATGTTTAAGCTTAATTCAAGCCAAATATCAGGAGGATTTTATCATGGCTTTTACAACAACAGGAGGATACGGTAACTTACCTAACGGTAACTTTTCCAGTATCATATACTCCAAAAAAGTACAACTTGCATTCCGCAAGAGTACAGTATGTGGTGACATCACCAATTCAGATTATTTTGGGGAGATAGCTGCCCAAGGTGATACGGTGAAAATCATCAAAGAACCTGAAATCTCAGTGAGCGCATATGCTAGGGGTACACAGGTTAATTCACAAGATCTTGACGATGAAGACTTTTCTCTAGTCGTTGATAAAGCTAACTACTATGCTTTTAAGATTGACGATATTGAGGAAGCTCATTCACACGTCAACTTTATGGATCTTGCTACCAATCGTGCAGCATATCGTTTAGCTGATCAGCATGACCAAGAAGTTCTTGGCTATCTATCAGGTTACAAACAGTCTGCACTACACACCGATGCTGACACAGTTAATGACCAAACAAATGGTTCAAAAGCTGTATCAACAGCAGGTTCAGACGAGTTGTTATCTTCAATGAAACTTATCAAGTCTTCATTTGGTAACATCACAACGTCTTCTGCAGGAGATCACTCAATTCCTGTAGCAGCACGTTTACCAGGTGCAACTGCACTACCAACAGCAACTGTTTCTCCTGCGATGATTATATCACGCATGAAGCGTTTGTTAGATCAACAACAAGTTGATTCACAAGGTAGGTGGCTCGTAGTTGACCCAGTATTCATGGAAATCTTAGCCGATGAGGATTCTCGATTCTTAAACGCTGATTACGGTGAATCAGGTGCTCTACGCAATGGTCTAGTACTGAACAACATGCATGGCTTCAGACTCTATACTTCCTCAAACCTTCCTCACGTAGGTACAGGTTCAGGAACTGCAGGTTCTGCAAACCAAAACACTAACTATGGTGTGATCGTTGCAGGTCATGACTCAGCAGTAGCAACTGCAGAGCAGATCAGTAAGACTGAAACATATCGTGATCCTGACAGCTTTGCTGACATCGTTCGTGGTATGCATCTATACGGCAGAAAGATTCTTCGTCCAGAAGCAATCGTAACTGCTAAATATAACGCAGCGTAAGGGGAGATTGAATTATGGCTTTAGGTGATAATACACTTCAGTCTGCTCGGGGA